CACTCGGAATTGTGACACTGACACCACTATTAACTGTGACTGGTCCAACACTCATAGCACTCTTGTTTGTGCTTAGTTCGTAATCTGTTGTAACGATAAGTTCATTCTCTACGAATACTGCATCACTACCTGCTCCTGTAGCTCCTGCCTGTTGAGCATCGCCTGCAGTGAATGACTGGAAGAGGGGGTCTCCTGCATCCCATGCCTGATCTGTAGTGCTCTCTACTCCTTTAGTAACTCCAGTTAAAGTCCAGTAGGTTGTGTTATCAGTACGACCAGTGTAAGAGAGGATCTCAATTTTAGTAGGACTACTAAGAGAATCCATAAGAGTAATCTTACCGCTCGTAGGGGGCTCCCCGTACGGGCTGACCGCTTTTAGCACTTGTATACTGCTAGCCCCTGTACTTACTCCAGCATTCAAAGTAGCTCTTACATTATTTTCATACCTCATACGTTAACCACCTTAAGTCTAAAGTCTATCTCTTTAATTCTACCAGTATTAGTAGTAACTATTACCGTAACCTGGTACTCTGTATCATCCGTGCCCGCTGAAAGCCATATCTTAGGGCTACTTGTGGTCTCTCCAGTAACTCCCACAGTCAAGCCTGAAGGGGAACTAGTAGCTGAAGTAGATATTACTGAGTCTCCCGTAGGTAGCCAAGCAGCCAAATCTACTTCGTAGTCTAGCTTTTCAGCTACTTGTTTAGTATACCTATTCATCTTAAATCTCCGGATTAACCTTAATTACTCTAGCATCTGCGTTAGGACTAATAATCCTTGTAGACCTCGCAGCCGCGTTAATTAGAACCCAGGGTGCCCCCATGCTAGCAGAACCTACGCAACCCCCAAGCCCTCTACCGTATCTAACCCCTAACGCTTGAGTTATACTTGTGCCTAGCATACTCCCCGAGCCTTGGCGTTTCTTAGCCCCTACCGCTAGAGTACTCGCTGTGCCTAATATAGCAGCATAACCGTGGGCTCTACGCTGGCCTAAAGATACCGTAGCTCCGTAGGCTAGCACTCCTCCAGTAGCTTGAGCAGTTCGTCCTGCTTGGCCACTCACTAGAGCTATACCTGATATACTAGCGGAGCCTTCAATAACTGATACAGCAGAGCCCGAGTTTAGGGGTATCGCGTTGAGAGGAGCAAAATTCATTGCAGTGTTACAGTAACCCCACCAGAAGCAAACGACATTATATCGTCTACCTGTAATAATTTGCTAGCGTCTAGAATAGTATGGTATAAGAGGTTACCTGAAGTAGCTGCGTCATATACTCCTATATGGGTGACTGTAATATCTGCACCCACAAGAGCGGGGAAGTTAATAGTCGCATCAGTACTAACAGCCCCACTAGCGATTGTGCCGAAGGACATAGTTTGCCTTGCATAACCACTAAAGCTACACTCTGTGCCAGAGCCTGCATCTGTAGGGTCTGAGGTAAACAAAGCTAAGTAAGGGGTAGCTACGGTATAAGTAGCTCCATTTTTAAGCGTGATATCGAGGAGTTTATCCTCTAGATAGTCGGAAAATTCACTCATTATTCAAATCCTCTGTATTGGGTTGTGCGGGAAGAGTTTTTACTAAAATTCACACCACTTAAGCGCATAGCCTTACTTAGCTCTATAGTATAGAGCTGTAATTCTTCATTACCTGTAGCTCTGCTTTGGGTGTCTTGGTCATCTCTGAGGGCCATACCTATAGTGTAATGCTTCAGAGCCTTATCGAATACTTTAGGTATTTCTAAGCTATCAGTTATCTTGCTTACCTTCGTAGGTACAGCCTGATAGTACAGTTTATACGTAGTATACACAGGAGAAGCAGGGATAGGGTAGAGTCTAAACTTGTCTGCATTCGACTTATCAAATATAACTCCCTCCACATAAGCGGAAGTAGTGTCTTCCCATTCTCCTTCAAGGTCTTCATACGTTAACTCAGGTACTCTCTCCGCATTTATGGAGAGCCTCAGCACTACCGCACAATCTAAAGGTACGGTGTATTCGGGGGTGCCTGAAACTATAGTGCCCTCTGAAGTCTTACGCAATAGCCTTGCATCCAAAGCTATTGTCTCTTGGGCTTCATTAATGAGTCTGAGGAGGCGTTCGTCTGTCCATCTAATTCCTTGAGGGTCAGCTAAGCTGTCTCTCGCTCCAATTAGTATGTCATCTATACGTGTTGCCATATCAAAGTCCTTAATGAAGCCCCCTCGTGAGAGGGGACTCTTTTACTTAGCTTGCGCTGTACTCAGCATATTCTCCGTTACCTCGAGTATACTCAATATACTCTACCATAACGTGGAATGTACCAGCAGTAGGTGCTGCATCAGGAGAGACATACACAGTCTGACCTGTTCCAGTAGCCAATGCAGTTGCTAGTGCTCCGCCTTTAACAGCAGTATCATCAACATCAACGTTAGCTCCTAGCTCAACACCACCTTCTGAAAAACCTAAGTCCATAGTCAGACCAGTTTGACCTGCCACTGAAGCATAGGTGATAACAGAAGTGATAACACAGTCAGCTGGAAGCTTAAATAGCTCATAGCCGTCAGTGGTAGACACATCAGAAGAGGTGAATGAAGCAGCCGCAACTGATACGTTCTTCTTCTCTGCGAATTTACCATTTCTAGTAAGATTTACAATAGCCATGATTACTGTACCTCCAAGTCAACAGCAACTACACCGTAGTCAATAGCCGCTACCTTAGCAGCTGCATAGTCGCTATGTTCAGCAGTCATATTAGTCTTCTGAACGTTCATCCAAACTTCAAGAGCAGATTCTGACTTAATACCGAAGTCTTCAGACTCCTGGAATTTATAGTCAGGCATCTTGCCCATGCCTAACTGCAATGCTCCTGCGCCCATAATGAACCCACGAGAATGCAAACTAGTAGAAGCATAATCAAAGCCAGTCTGGCCTGTCCAAACAGCTGTTGTTGGGTCGGCTCCATCATACTGACGTAGCCCACTCATTTCAACATCACTGCCATCTAGTCCCCATCCTGTAGCGGTACCTGAAGTAGAGCCAAAGAACTGCTCCGCTTCTACGATCATCATGTTACCTAGCTGACCGATAACGCCTTTGATAAGTCGGTTATCGTTACCACGTACATCTGCGTTACGCACAATAGTCTGGTAACCAGAAGTGTCTTGACGAAGTACGTTAGCCATAGCAGCGTCTACAACAAAGACCCATACTGGACGACCGTCTTGAGTCATATAAGGATCTAAAGGACGACGAGTAGAGCCTGTGCTAAAACCGTTAGAGGTTTTCAAAGTCTTCTCAATGTCAAGTAGAGTATTATATGTAAACGTAGTACCTAGATCGATAGAGTGAGATGCTGCCTGACCTAAGTTACCCTGTGCTGCGTCAAAAAGTGCCTGATCTTTAAACCGTACATACAGATCAGCAAGCTTAGAGCGAGAGTCTGAATGCTGAGTCTGGGATAAGTCACCAATATCTACTGCGTCAAATGCATCACCATTGTCTACTACTAGACGGTAACGCTCGACTGAAAGCTTGTCAGAGAACTTACGTTTCTGCTCGCCTTGGCCATAGGCTGTATTCTTGCCCTTAATAGCTCGGTTAGAAATGTTACCATCGAAGTCAAAAACAACTGTGTGGCCGTCGGCCGCATTGCTGTTATTAGTCTGAAATACTACGCTGTCCTTAGAAGAACCAGTCATAGGAGTCCAGAAAGACTTCGAGGCTGCTTGTACTAGACCTTCACGCATCCATTTTTTGCGTTTCAGGTCAGAAGTTAGTGCTACTGCTGCCATCGTTTAATCCTCAATATATTTCATTAGTGTATGAAAGTACAACGTCTTCTGAAGCAGCTGCTTCTGATACTGTACTTCCGCCGCCTACAGAACCTATGTTTGTAGGTGTGTCCAACTGCGCTTGACCTATAGTAGAAGGTGTTAAATAGTTACTAGCTAAAGCTAAGAACTCTTCAAATGTTACCTCTCCTGTTTCAAGCTGTTTCGTAATCCTCGGAGGAACTTCATTAGCTATTGCGTCGTCAGTAATTTGAACTCCGGGGTTCAAATTATTGTACTCCGCTAATACCTGGGCCCGTCGTTCTAGCTCTGCAGCAACCCCAGCGTTCTTCTTGACTTCTTGCAGTGAACTAGCTGTTTGCTCTCTAGCTTGCCCTTCCAACTCATTTAGCTTTGCTCGCCAGGCATCAGGGTCGGAGAACTTAAGGTCCTCTAGTTCCGTCTGTTGCTCTTCCGTCAAAGCTATACTTGTGGACTGACTCGCTAGTTTACGTAGCTCTTCATTCTCCGCTCTCATAGCCTTCAAATCTTGCTGGCCTTTACTGTAAGAACCTTGTGTATTTCTACGTCGACTCTCTGCCATTGCAGCATACTTGACTTCAACAGTAGTATCGGGAGGAAAAACTATCTTCCCTTTCTCGTTCTCTGTTGAGTTGTCTAAAGCGGTATTAACCAAAGCTTGGAAAGTCGCTTCTTGCTGCCCATCATTTTGAACAGCAGCACTATCATCTGGATTGTTCATAATTTAATTCTCTTATTTAAAATTAAATTATATCATAAAAATCCACACTTGTACACTCTTTTATGTTATAATAAATTTATTATCTGGTACACATATTATAGGAGCAAAAAAAGATGAAAATATACTCATTCTCTGTTAAAGAGCAAAAAGAACTAGAGTTAGTAAAAGCTATCAAACGAAGGGCTGCGATAACCGGTTTATCCTTTAGCTTCATAGTCTTACAAGCCTTGCGTGCACAGGAGGAGCTAGATGAAAGAGATAACTAAGGACCAGCGTACTGAGATACTGGGGCTTCTCGCGTCTGGGCGAGGGTCTAAGGAGGTAGCGGAGGGGCTGGACCTACCTTATCCTTCGGTGCTCCGTGTGAAGCGGGAGCACGATGAAGCCTATGAGGAGGGGCTAGTCCACGAAGCACTACCTCCCACGCTGGCTCAGAGCCTAGTCCTCGATACAGAGGGGTGCTTGGAGGAAGAAGTACAACTCTCTGCGGTACACCTGACTCGTCGGATTATCGAAGTATCTAATCGACCAGGGCTAGAAGCTAGAGAGGTCCAGGTCCTAGCAGACGCACTAGCTAAGATACAAACCGCCTTTTTTAACCAGTCCTCAACTAATGTTAATGTGCTAAGCCAGACAGCTATATCTAGCTCCGGCCTGGGAGCTTTCTCGGAGCTCCTAAAATCATGAATATTACTAAGGAGCTATTTACTGAGCTATACCCTACTGTGGACGAGTATATCTATGACGGTGTAGCGGGCACAGACCTGGACCTCGTAACCCAGTATCTCCCTTCGAAGCTCTGGAGGCTGAACAACCTATACACTATCGTGGACAAAGCAGGTGGGAGGATCCCCTTCGTCATGAACTCTTCTCAGCATACGGTGTATGCTGCCACCATCTCTCACCCTCGTGTAATAGTTCTTAAGAGTAGACAACAAGGCATATCCACCTTGTGGCTAATATCTTTCTTAGACGATGCACTCTTTAAGCCTGACCTAAATGTAGGCCTTATGGCGCAAGGAGCTGATGAGGCTACCACTTTGCTTGCTAGAGTAAAGCTTGCGTGGAGTGAATTCCCTGAGTCAGTCAAGACATTTCTGAACCTCTCTTTAGTACAAGATAATACGAAGGAATTCGGGCTTAGTAATGGGTCGAAGCTATTTGTGCGTACCTCCTTCCGGTCTACCACACTCCAGAGACTCCATATCTCTGAGTTCGGTAAGATAGCTAACAAGTACCCTGAGAAAGCTAAAGAGACCAAGACCGGTACACTGCAGGCTATCTCTGCAGGTAACACAGTCGTAATTGAGTCGACTGCTGAGGGCCATAATACCTTTAAAACTATGTGGGATACTGCGACCGACTTTGCCGGTGACCTATCCCCCAAAGACTTTGTACCCGTCTTCTTGTCCTGGCTCAACGACTCAGACTGTGTAGCTACTGCACGCCAAGAAGTAGCCCCTCGACACCAAGTCTACTTCGACGGGCTGGAGGCGGAACTCGGGGTACTTGTGTCAGACGCACAACGGTGGTTTTGGGTAGCTCAATACCGAGAGCTCGGAGATGATATTTACCAAGAGTACCCTTCTACGCCAGACGAGGCCTTCAAGGCTAGCCGAGAGGGGGCATACTATGCTATGCTTTATCGTAGCTGGGTGCTTAAGTATGGACGTGAAGTAGCTGAGCTATACGACCCTAACCTAGGAGTCCAAGTAGCTATGGACTTGGGTATGAACGACGATACAGTACTAGTATTCTTCCAACAGCATGGAGTGGAGTACCGCGTGATAGATGAGTACAGGAACTCTGGAGAAGGTCTAGCCCACTATGTAGAAGTAATGAGTGAGAAACCTTACGTCATCTCGCTGGTCATTCTCCCTCACGATGTGAAGGTAAAAGAGCTATCTACAGGTAAGAGTAGGCTTGCTCGCCTTAGAGAACTCGGAGTGAGTAGAACTAAGGTTCTGCCTCGAGTAGCTATTAACGATGGTATAGAGGCCGTGAGACGCTTAATACCTGAACTATATGTGGACTCTAAGTGCGAGTACCTCATTGGGAGTCTCAAAAACTATTCGAAGGAGTGGGATGACCGAGTAGGGGTGTGGAAGAATAAGCCCCTACATGATGATTGGAGTCATGGTGCTGATGCTTTGAGGTATATGGCTATGGGAACACTTTGGACGAGTAAGAAGACCGAGAGTAAGAGGACAGGTAGACAGGTAGTTGATGGACTAGCTCTGTAATATTTCAAGTTAGTACTTCAAGGATAAGTTTAATAAAGTTAATAACCTAGTATTTTGGGGATAAAATTCAAAGTACTTCAAGGATAAGTTTAATAAAGTTAATAACCTAGTATTTTGGGGATAAAATTCAAAGTACTTCAAGGATAAGTTTAATAAAGTTAATAACCTAGTATTTTGGGGATAAAATTCAAAGTACTTCAAGGATAAGTTTAA